CCGTTTTTGTCGTAGACAATGTATTTACCACTTCTGTAGATACACACCCAAAAAATATACCCCTAATATCGAACCCGTTAAAGCCAGAATAGCTATTGTGACCCACTGGATCATCTCGTTCCGCTCCTCGATCCGCTTCATCTCAGCCTTCTTAGCAGCCTGTCTCTGCTTACGAGCCTCCGCCTGCCATGCGATCCACCTATCCCATTGACCAGGTGCCCCATACAAACGGATATAAGATTCGAGTTCCCGGCGCTGTTCCTTAATCTTTTCAAGCTGTTGAAACTCTTCCCAGTCCCCTTCCGATCCGCCAGTAATTGCAGTCAACGGGCTGTTTTTCTTTTTCTGTACCGCGTCCTTGAGCTCTTCTTCCGCAGTCAAGAACTTCCCGACGTTTGCCATCAGGTCTGCGGTCTCACGTCCATTGGAAATACAGGTTTTAATCACCGAATAGGCGGCGTTAGCAGCAGCTATAGTCTCTAAAATCGCCATAATCAGACATCCCTATACTCCGCACACGGCTGATGCAGCGGTTGATATACGAGAACATCATACTCGATTTCGGGCGAAACATAAATGCAAACCTTCATGGGCATTGGCCCAAACATCGTATACACAACTGTATATACGACTTGGACCAACTTTAGCACCATTTTAGAACTCTCCCGAGAACCTCTGAGGTTTGGAGATCTTGCTAAACCGGCTGTTAACTGTACCGCCGGTCGCATACTTGGACTTTCCCGCCTTGCTCAATGCAATAGCAATAGCCTGCTTACGAGGTTTACCCGCATCCATTTCGGTGCGGATATTCTCGCTGATAACTTTTTGTGACTTACCAGATTTAAGAGGCACTTCTACGCTCCATGGCTTGGCGTTGTACATCGATCCGCTCACGGTTTACGTCGTTGCGGTTCTCAGCAATGTCCTCTTGGCTTTCGATGCGTGCCGCATCCGTCGCCGCACGTTGCTGCATTTTCTGTAGCTCAAGCAACAACTGACCCTGATCGTCCTCTTTCTTACGCTGCAAGTCTTCTTGCTTCAGCGCCAGTTCCTGCATGCGGATCTGTACCAAAGGATCGTTCATCGGATCGTTGCCGGTAGGCAAGAGACCTGGCAAAATCTCGGACATGATCTTTTCCATTTGCATGGAGATCAGTTGCTCCATCTGAGCCGGATCCTGCATGTTTTGCTGCACCTGCATAATTTGTTGCTGCGCTGCAATAGGATCAATAGCACCACTTTGTGCCGCCAGCTGCGCCTGGCTAATGATACCCTCGATCTCTGCCACAACCATCTGACGCGCTTTCTGTGAAACGTGTTCCATGATGTGAGAGTAGAATGTACCCATAACCTGTGGCGACGTCATCACCAGCGGGGTCTTCATGAAGGCCATGTGTATACGGATGTGTATATCGTGGTCTTGCTCTGGGAATGTTGTCAGGATTTCTCCCATCAACGCACGGGCATTCTCGATGGCTGGGTCCAGTGGCTGCGGCTGGGGAGGAGGTGGGAGAATCTCGTCGATGTTCTGGACTTCCAGAGCCTGATACATCCGACGATATGCCGCGTGCAGATTGTGCATCTGTGGGTTAGATTGCGCAAGTTGCAGCTGAGTTTGCGCCAACGTGACCCGTTGCGCCATCGAGAATATGTTTGGATCACTTACAGGTACGACGTCAATGCGGTCGTCAAAGTCCTGTGCCATGATCGTACGGTTGCCGCCCTCTACATCGTAGGGGTACTCTTGTGGCAAGTTATCACGGAAGATCCGTGCTAGAATACGGAACTCCTGTTTCTGTGAGTAGTGCAGACGCTTGTGGATTGCGGACATGACTTTCATGCCACGCTCTAGGAGCGCCACAGTGGTCCCTACAGGGGCCTGTCCGTTTGCGTCGGCAGTCTGCTGGTCAGCAAGGGAAACAAAGCGTCTACCGCCGTCTATAAGGGCTCCTAGCAGCTGTGCTAGTGTTCCGGAAGGTTCCTTGTACGGCAACGGAATAATTGCGTCCCGAATGTTGCCGCCAGGTGCGTCAATGTCCCGCCACTCCCCGGGCTGCAATGGTTCATCGTCATTCCGAACCCGCACCCCTCTGGCCTTGAATCCTGCTGGTAGGTTAGCAAGTGTACCTGCATCGATTAACTGTCGAAGGATACTCGTTGCCGCACGTCCAAGACCACCAATCATGTGTATCAGACCAAAGCCATAGAAGCCCAAGCCTGGCATAAACTTGTAGTGTACAAAATATTGTTGCTTCTTCGCCAGGCCCATGCCCTCTTCGAAGTTGCGACGGATAGACAGAACCTGACCAGACCCCTCGTCAATCGTCACAATATACGGCAACGCAATACCAGTTGGCTCCCCGTCAGGGGACATATCCTCAAAGCCCTCAAGATCCAAATCAACGTGCATCTCAAGAACAGTGTAAACTTCATCAGTATAAGTACGAGAGGTGCCCTGCAACTGGTCAACCTTCTGGCGGACCTGATCCTCGTCCTCATCGTACTTGCTTAACTCTACGTCACGGTAGAATCCAGCGATCTGCATCTTGCGTACTTCGTTCGCATCCATCCGCAATACATGCGTAACACGGGATGCTGTCGCCAAATCAGACGCCGCATACGGCACAACCAAATCCTGCGCCGGAATAAACTTAGATACCGCCCGTTGCTTGGCCTCGTCAAAGTAAACCTTCTTGAATGTCGAACCAGACAGAGGGAGATAGAACAACAGCTGATCCATGTCAGGATCAAATTCTTCCATGACCTCCATGATCTGATAATTCATGAAGTCCTTGACCCGTGCAGCCTGATCCTCACGCGCTTGATCCTGCAAACCCAGAACCTGCGTCTTAACGGGACCACCCGATGGCAGCAGTTCTTTGTACGCCTGTGCTTGGAATTGAGTAACACTCTCCGCAATCAACGGATGGGTAACCCCACTCGCACCCTCAAACGGAACCGTACGCTCCTCGTACTTAACACCCAGCTGATCCAAGCCCTTGGTGTACGTCTCTTCCCACTCGGACCGCGAATCTAGGTCTTCCTCGTAAGAAGCACGAAGGTCAGATGAGATCTCACCAAGATACCCGTCATCCAGATACTCAGCCAAGTTTGCATTGTGAGGGATCTCCTCCTCCAACATCCCTGAAGCTGCCATCTCCTGGATGGCTTCGATGATCGCGCCACCGTCTCCGTCCGGAATAACTTCCGCCCCGTTAGGAAACATCTCCATTTGTTCCTCAACAGGAACTTCAACTGATGCCTCGTTGGGCATCATGTCCTCGGGTCTAATCCCAGAATCTACAATCGGTGGCAACGCCATCAGTAATACTCCCGCTTACGACGATACATATCGCCGTCATCCTCGTTTTCACCTTGCAAGGAAATAAATCCACCTTGGCGAAACCGCATAAGTGCTAACGTCATACTATCACAAAAGTCATCATGATCGCCATTAGGAAATGAAACCACTTCCTCAATGAGTTCGTCAGCAAATTTCTTGTCATTCGGTGCCCATACTACACCAGCTTCGAACAATGGCGCAACCATGTGCATTCTGGTTACTTTGTCCTTGCCCTTGCCAGGCGAGAAGCCAAGTGCCGGAATACCGCGTAGCCGCAACTCGTCAATGAGCGGTGTACCCGTCGCTTTCGCTTCGACCACAACCATGTCTGGCTCCCAGTATTCGTGTTCTTCATAGGCGACCTCCTTTAGCTCCGGAAAATTCCATCTACCACGGCGTGCATCCAGAAGAATCACGTTGTCAGGTCCGCCCTCTTCTGGCTCAAACACGCCCCATGTCGTAATCGCGCTGTAGTCAGCGGTTTCTTTCTTAGAAAACGCCGTGTCATACGATTGTATGATATATTTCACCGGAGGAACGGACTCTTTCTCCCAAGATTTCCACCATTCCCGCTTGATTATAGCAGAATCAGAACTCGTCGGCGTCTGTTGCCACTGCGCATTCCATTTTTGCACAGGCAATGACGCCTTAATCGACAGCAATGCGTCTTTTTCCCAAAACTCAGGCCACAACGGCTTGTCTGACGGCAGGATTGCAGGGAACTCTACAACTTCCCATTGATCTGCCATGATATCGCTACCCTGTGCAGCGAGTAACCGGCCTGTCAGGTCCTTTTTACCCCATCGGGTCATAACCAAAATGATTGCACCGCCAGGTTGGAGACGCTGACGGGGACCAGAGGTGTACCATTCGTACGCATGATCGAATGCAGTGTCACTCAGAGCGTCTTGTTCCGAGTGAGGGTCGTCAATAATGAACAAATCCGCACCACGACCAGTCACCGCAGCGCCAACACCAGCCGCAAAGTACTCGCCGCCAGCACTCGTTTGCCACTTACCAGCGCCCTTGTTGTCTTCTTTCAGATTGGTATCAGGAAAGATGTCTTTATATTGTGGATCGTCTATAAGATCTCGAACTTTACGACCAAAACGCACCGCCAGTTCTGTATTGTGCGTCGCCTGAATGATCTTGAGCTTCGGATTTCGGCCCAAAAACCACGCTGGCATCAAGTAACTTGCAAACTCAGACTTCGAATGACGCGGCGGCATGTTGATAATCAAGCGTTTTAACTCACCTCGCGCCACCCTTTCGAGTTTTTCCGCAATAATCCGGTGGTGTCGACCCTCAATGAAGTTCTCGTAAACGTGATGAGCAAAGGGCATGAAGTATTCTTGCGCCTTTTCCCTCGTATCTAGCCGTTTCTTGGCCTCAGTTAAGGCCAAGATCTCTTTTAACGCTTCTTCTGGTAAGGCTTGTAAGTTCATGCTCTACGCGTTGTTGGGGCTACACGGCGTGTAGACGTTGTTACTCTCCGTTTTTGACCAGGGCCACTCCGTCCGACGTTACCAGCCAACCCAGTGTACGCTCTTGTCGAAGCCCCAGCCCGTTGTCTTACATCAGTAACAGACATCATACAGGTTGGTCCATCAGTTCCTTCAACCAAAGTGTACCCTTCTGGACATTCTGTGATTGTTTCACCTGTTTCTGGGTCAACTCTAGTGATAACAGGAACCTCTGGTTGTGGTTCTTCGTCTACTTCAACCACAACATCAGGCTCTGGATCCAGTTTTTCTTCGTCATCGTCAGGCTCATCAATTTGAACCTGTTCTACAACCGTCGGAGTTTTTTGCTCCTCTTTAACCTCAACTTCAACCGCTGTCTCCTGTTCGGCCTGACGTTGCTGTTCAGCCTCCAATTCGGCCTGACGTTGCGCTTCCAGTTCAGCTTGGCGTTGCTGTTCCGCCTCTAGTTCGGCCTGACGTTGCGCTTCCAGTTCGGCTTGGCGTTGCTGCTCCGCTTCCAACTCGGCTTGGCGTTGCTGTTCTTCAGTGAGCGGCAACTCCAGTTGTTCTTGCTGTTCTGCGCCAAGAACTGTCTCGATCCCTGACGCAGGTTTCTCCGCTACGCTTGCTGCGCCTGCCTCACGGGCATTTTCAGCCATGATTTCCATGCGGGTCTTGCCTTCGTTTGAAACGAACGGACGGTTCAACGCGTTGTCGAGGATTTCTCCCGCCTTTTCTGGAGCACCAAGGTCATCCATTCTGGTGTTGATCTCTTCAACCAACTCCGCAGGAACGCCACCGGTCTCCAATACAGACTCTTCTGCCAAACCTAGCAGCATCTCATAGTCCGAATCCAGCTTCTTACTGATCGCACTGTCAGCCACAGCTTGAACTTCATTCAGTGTTAAGCCAAGGCCATCCAACTCTGTTACGTCAATTCCGCCCTGATCCTCCAGCTGCTGAAGCATGAGGTCTTCCGCAACCGTGAACTTGTCAGGCGCAATCTCCTCACGCATCGTGTCACCTACGCCACCAACCCCAGCTTCGCCCATAGTTTCCGCTGCTTGTTTATACGCTGAAGTGACAGTGGCTGGAGCCTGCGCAACCTGACCTGCTGTCGGAGACTTAGATACGTCCAGCGCACTCGCAGCTGTCGTACCAGTCTGTACCGCCGTACCGCCGCCAAAACCAGCAGTTCCCTCTTCCAGCATGTTCTTATAGTTCAACGGTACATTCAATCCCGTTACATTCTGCAAAACCTGCTGCAATGCAACCGATTCCCCTGGACCCTCTTGAGCCGCCTCAATAACAGGAGTTGAAACCAAACCAAGCGGACTGCGAAGCATCGCCGCCTCCGCCAAGTTACCCCCACCACCCAGTGCTGCGGCATAGGTCATCGCTTCTTGGTCCGCCGCCTGCTTCATCGCAGTCAACGCCTTCTGCTCGTCACCCTCGTTCGCATCCAGATAATTCTTCCAGTTGTCACTCATCTGCAGACGACCCGCCGCATACAAGTCCTCAAGAGCCGTACTCGCCTCACGACCGATCTCACCCGTTACAGACGCATAACCCAAACCAGCAGATGTCGCCAGTGTCAGCGGATTCGACGCAATCAAGGCCGGTGCCAGCGTCGTAGCTGTAGAACCCAAACCTTCCAGAGACTTCTGGGCCATGGTACTCGCATCAAAGCCCATGTCCTCGCCCATCTGGACCACGTCCCCTGGTCCTTTGCCTGCAGCCGCCAACAACGCAGGATCAACCTGACCAGGCTCAAACCCTACAACGTCCTCATAAGCCTTCAGGTTCTTGTAAATATCCTGAGTGCCCTCGTACCCAGGCACATTCGCCTCGGCATACCGTCCAATGTCCTCGCCAATGTCCATCAGCTTCTCACCAACATTAAACGCAACATTAGGCTCCGCTGCAGCAAACTCACGCTCACGCGTCATCGGCACACTATATGGATCCAAATACTCAGCATTACGCTCCGCAGCCAGACGATCCAAGGCATTCATGTCCGATACACCCGACATAGCCTGCTTGAACTCAGGGTTCACCTCTATCGGCGTCTGCTGCGTAAAAGTCCCCAAACCACGGGCCGCGGTCCCCGTACCAGTAGTAACACCCTTAATTACGTTCGCTGCCGTCGTCGCCAGAGGCGTGTCGCTCAGTCCTAGAGCCTTGTTCACCGGATCTTGGAGCGTCAAATACTCCAAAACCTGCTCGCCAAATGTCTTCTCGACCACCGGTTCTACTTCTTCCGGAGTGAAGTCATAGTCTCCTGGGCTTACCTCACCAGGGATATCAATCAACTGGGATTCGTACGGTGAACTACCAAACCCACGACCAGCACGAGCATCGTCCGTTGTGTCTACGGTTGGAGTAGGTGTAGGTGTAGGTGTAGGTGTAGGTGTAGGTGTAGGTGTAGGTGTAGGAGTTGGCGTCGGAGTTGGTGTCGGCGTAACAGTAGTCCCGCCCGTCCGTGCTGCACGCGCATCGTCTGTCGTATCAACAGTCGTGGTTGTGGTCGCCGCAGGTATATCCATAACCTGTGCTCCACCATTATCGCTGTCATACAACCCGCCATACGGATTGGTCAAAGTCCCGTCACCGTTGTCAGTCCAGCCATGGGTCTCAACCAGAATCTCCTCAACCGCACTAAGCGAAGAACCAGGGGCCGTGTACATAGGAGACGTTTTCTCCGCTGCACCGCCACCGCTTACAACCGTGTCAACCGCACCAGTAAGATCACCAGTCTCCGCAGTCTCGTTTAAAATCTTGTCATACGTCGTGTTATCAAGGTCCGTGGACAACGTAACGCTGCCACCACCACCAGATGGTAACGTAACAATCCCCTCACCGCTAGTTAACTGATCTGCTGTGACCTTGGGCCCCGTTCCTCCGACACTTAAATCTGCATCCTTGGCACTCGTGTCAACCCCACCTAAAATGCCGCTGAAATCAATTCCAAGTCTCGAAAAGTCATCAACACTCGGCGCGTCTATAGGGGCAGAAATGTCAGCCTGTGTAACGTACCCTACGTTGTCACCACGACCAGCTTCGCCAACACCCATATTCGCATAATCAGGAGGAGTGCTAACAGCCTCAATTTTCGTACTCTCAAACACGCTAGGAGGCAAACCCTCATAAATACTCGTCGTCGTACGATCAATCGTATCCTTCGGAATCGTCAACTCCTGACCAATGTAAATCGTGTTTACAGAATCCAAAGGTATGTTGTTCGCCGCCGCAATCTCAGCAACAGTCGTGTTGTTCTTCGCCGCAAGCTCACCTAACGTGTCACCAGACTTAACCGTCTTAGTCGTCGTACTTGTAGTTGTTTTGGATGCGTTGTAGTTGTCATTAAAACCCTCGTCCGTCATACCAGACGCATAGTTGCTCGCCGCGCCCGAACCCTGAGTTTTCTCAATCGTCTTCGCCGTCCGATCCACATAATCTTGGGTCTTTTCCTTTAACCCAAATCCCATCTTCAAATCGTCTATCAAACCCATTACGACCGTCCTCTATACAAACTCTCAATCCCACCAGGCGTCGAATACCGCTGTATCATGTCCTGACCAGGCATCCCCATCGAACTTAATGGACTCATCCGACTACTCGACCCAAATCTACCACCAGGAACAGAAACATCCAAGGGCCGCACCGTCTCACGATTAAATAACCCAAGAATCCCCTCCTCCAATGCCTTCATCCCAGCCTTGTCC